GGTCCTGTGACAGAACCTGGTCAACCATTTATTGGTATATCAAATTCATATCCAAATTATAATGATGACGATGTATTTAATTTACCAACACTGAATCAAACAGTTCCTATAGATTTAGAGGGTAACTTACTATCTCCACAGGAATTGTCAGTTGTAGGACAATATATCTCACTGAATGGATTTGAAGGTGATCAAGCACCATCTAACGTATTGTCATATATTGATGCGACATTTTCAGCAGCAGTTGACTCTGAACTAGCAGGAAAAATAAAAGGTATTACTATTGAACCTCCATCATATTTTGATACTATTAGAACTATACCTAGAAAACTAGGTGTTGATCATACTGCAGCACATACACACCCAAGACCAACGGATAGTTTCTATCCATCTGTAGAATTAGGTGGTGGTTTCCTTGGTATGTGGGAAGCAGGAAACTTTGAAGTTGCTAGTCCAGAATATGCAACTGGTTCTGATGCAGGAATAGCTGATGATGAACCACTAGCAGATAGATATGAACCTGGCACAGTTACATGGACTGCACATGATACTGCTGCTACATCATTGGTTCGTTGTACTGGTCATAGACATTTTGGTAATGCATCTGACCTTATACCAGTGGTTCCAACAGTTCCTCGTATTGTATCTCCATTTGGAAATACACAAACTTATCAAGATGATAATACTTGTATTACAAATGTACAACAACCAGCAGTTACTGCTCCATTTCCACCACCTGGCACATACTTAGGACAAAGAAACTATTATGTATCTGATCAAGTTCCATTAGAGAGAAGAGGTAGTGGTGTAATACCACCAGCAACAGATCCAAATGATTACTATGGTGCGGTAGGAGCAGGAAGAGATTATCCATATCCTACAACATTGAGTCATAATGGTGATGCTTTTACAGCAAACTCAATGGGATCTCATAATCATTTTACCATTGACATTGCAATGACTCAGGGACAAATGAATATCCCTACTACTTTACTCATAAATAATATGACGACTGGAAACATAGAACCAATTGATGTTGACAGGTCGTTGAGTGTACAGGTAAATCCTAACACACCATCCTTGGTAACTTTGTATATCATAAGAGCATACTAATGGCAGTATTATACTCAAAAGAAAAAGGAAAACTAGGGACACTTACTGGTTCTATTATAAACTGGTCTAAACAATTAACATCCAATGACCCTACAGACCTAACAATATATCAAACTCTTCCTGCTGGTTATTTGAGATGTGATGGTTCAATCTATCTTGCAGAAAATTTTCCAGAACTTGCTACCATATTAGGAACAGGGATAAACTGTAGATATAAAAAACCAGATACAACACTACTTGACAATCAATTTCAAGTTCCAGATCTTAGTTCAAAGTCCACCAAGACATCATTCTCTGCAAACTTAGGAGACTATCAGGACACATATTTGCTCAACGATGCAGGACAAGAAATAACAAAATCTGGTGTAGGACTAGAAGTGACTAGCAATATTGGATCAACTTATACAATACAATATCAAGGTAACTTCTTTCTACCAGCACAAACGATTGAAATTACAGGACAACCTGGTTTCACTAGATCTAGTGGTAACTATACAGAAGAAACAGAAGTATTACATACAGCATTCCAACCACATGCTCACTTTCATGATGGTTATAGATCCAGAACAGCATCACCAACTGGTGAGTTTGGTTTGTTTGGTAGAAACTCTTACACATCTAAGTCTAGTTTGTGTATCATGCCATTTATAAACAATACGAGACAGGAATTATGTAAAGCATCAGCATCTAAATCTGTTGCTGCTGGACAACAAAGAGTTAGATCCAATAACTGTTTCTTCGGATCAGAAACATACACATGGTTTGGTGCTTGTTGGCAGGGTTGTAACTTTGAACAAAACTCAAAGTGTTTAATACCTGGCAATATTCCTGAGCAAGACTTACAGGGTAATGCGACTGGAAATATATTAGAGTTTGGATGTTCTAATCAAGGAACTGGAACTCCATCACAACAACAAGGATTTCCAATATACATCACTAAAGGACAACCAGCATTCAAGGCATTCTGTGGAGACATTGAATATACCAGTGAAGCAAGTTGTAAAGGAGGAGAGGGTAGTTGTTTTCCTGGTGCAGCATCTTGCCAAAACTACAGTCAAATCGGAAATGGTCCTATTTACAGTAAGTTAGATGCTAACTATACACCTCAGTTAGTTACACAAGCAACTCAAGCACCATTCGATGGACAACCAAGTACACCATCATATGGTGCACTTAACAACATTGTAAATGATGTAGAGGAATTTGGTAATGAATGTATTCATAAACACTTTATTCCTTTCAATCAAGATGCACATACATTTCAAGTGGTAACAACACCAACATATATTCCTGCTGGTGAAATAGAATCAACACTTAGTATTGATGTTAATGAAGAAAATAAAGCAGATGCTTACATACAACCATTTTTAGTCCAAGAATTTTTAATTAAATATTAAGATGGCAACATACAGGAATTCATACTCTAATTATTATTCCGATAAGACTGGTAACCATTCTCCTGTCGGAACGATTCTCCCTGTTTTTGCTGATCTTAATTTAGGAGCAGAAACACCTGAGTATACATATCCACAACATTTATATTGTGATGGTAAAGAGTTAATGATTCGTGACTATCCAGAGTTGTATAGTGTCATACAAAATACTTATGGAGGATCCACTGCAGTTATAAAAGATCAAGCATCAGCACCTGGTGGATTAAGAAGATCGTATATTATAAACAACAAATTATTTTTCCAATTTTATTATGATCCTACCAATAATAAGGCGAATGTAAAGAGACCATACCCATTTAATACTGTACTTAGATTTCAATTAGGAACAAATCCTCCATGGGGGTCATTTCCATCTAATGGTGTATTCAATCAACAGACATTTTATGGATTAATAGAACCAACAGAAAATGTTAGTTCACAAGCACAGACAAATGAATTTGCTTATGAAATAGCATTTCCAGAAAATCAGAATGTTGACTTATCAACTGTCAATGCAAATGATTATACATTTGATTTTACAAGTGGTGCTACTCATCCAGAAATTGTACTTCAGAAGGGTTATAGTTTAAGA